CGCGTGAAGGTCCGCGTCAGAACGTCGAGCATCGGCACCTGGAATGGCGGGAGCGGGATGCGCGCTCCGGTCTGCTCGCCGCTATCGTTCTGCGGCTCCACGACCCGATGGATGAGGAAACCATACTTGAGATCGGGACGCGACGGGTCGGCGTCCAGGTCGTTCAGCCCGACGATCTGAACCGCTCGAACTTCCTTGCGCGTCGTGGTCTTGGGATCGACCGGGATGATGGCGTCGGTCATGGGGTCAGTCCTTGTCCAGTTGCAGGAGCTTGAGCATGGAGCGGACGGCGTGCGTCGGGGTGAAGGCTGCCGCGTCCCGGTAGAACTTGACGCAGAGGCGCACGGCGTCCTCTTGCGACTCGCTCCACTCCCAGGTTGCTTCCTGCGACCAGAAGGCATCCCGACGCTTCGCCCACTCGGCGTCCTGTTCATCGCTGCCGCGCTCCAGGTCGGACGGCGGGAGAGCGTCGATGGCGTCGGCGGCGGCAACCAGGATCTTCCCCTTGCGCGGCTCGGACTTGTACCATCCGTCCGTGTCAAGGATCTTTCGCAGGAGGACGACGGCGGCGATGGTTGCCTGAATCTTCATGCGTACCTCCTGACCCGATAGGTCCAGCCGATGCCCGAGCCGAGAAGAACGAGGCTTGCCCCGCTCCGCTGAACGTCGAGGACGAAGGACGGGAGGGAGATGCCGACGACCGCGACCCCGCTCTGCGACCAGTTGACGGTAGCTCCGACCGCCGAGGCGTTGATGTCCGCGTTGTAGCGCATCGCCCCGTTCGTCAGCTGGACGTTCCAGGTGGCGAAGTCGCCGGGGACGGTATCCATGACCGTCGGAAGCGCGGTGAGCGATCCAGTGCTGATGCTCGCACCGCTCGGACCGGGAGGACCGGCAGCGACCTCGACTTCGATGGCGGGCGTCGGCGCAACCTCGACGGCGATCTGGTCGCCAGCAACGACCGTCGCGGTGATGTCGGGCTGCGGCGTGATCTCGACGTTCACATCAGGCATGGGTCACGGTCCAAGAAGCACGCGCCTTCCGCAATGCGCGTTGTCGTTCCGGCGTCGGTGATCTCGAACAGCCAGCCGCCGAGTGGATACTGGTCGGGTCGGATCGGCCTCGCTTCCGCGAGCGGCGGCAGCGCATCAAACGGAGGACCGAGCGACGAGGCGGCTGAGAACTCAACCTGGACTTCACCGTTGGCGAGATCGACCGGCGCAACGTCGAGGTCGATGCATTGCGCGGTCGGGACGCTCAACTGGAAATGAGCGCGGAAGGTCGCGTTGGTCAGATCCCACGGCGCGGCGTTCTTGGTGAGCGTGAACTTCATCACGAAGTCCGCGCCTTGTTCGATCTGGACGTCAACCGTCGCTGGACCGTAGGGACGGGTGGTGGCGCGAATCAAGCTCATGTCTCATCCTCGGGAAGCTCGACCGTCGCCCGCTCCATTGCGTTGAGCAGCGCGGCGTAGGCGAACCACCAGCCGCCAGGAGCGCAGTCGGTCAGGAGCGAGGCTGGAAGAACCTTCCGACCATCGACCGCCTCGACCGGCTCAAGGCGTCGGTCGCGGAACGTCGCATTGATCGCGTCGATCTCAGCCGCTTGGGCTGGCGTCACAATAAGGGCGTTCACGGCAGCGTCCTTCCGAGGGAAGCGAAGTAGGTCTGCAACGCTGCGTGAATCGCCGTCCATGTCGGGTTCGGCCATGTCACGCCGTCGTCCACGATGCCTGAGAAGAAGAAATATCCGGCGAACCGTTGTCCGGCTGACAATGCCTGCGAAGCAGACCCCCTCGCATTGTTGGCGAACACAAGCATGCCAAACGCGGGAATATCACCAGCATCGGCAGCGGTGTCCAGCTGTTGCAACGTCCCATTGCGGCCACGCACCAAGTCAGTCAACGTGCGACGGCGAGCGAAGTGGAGGCCACTATAGCCTCCCGTGCCGCCAATCGTGCCGATTGACGATGAACCCCAGTTGGCATCACGGTAGCTCGTAGTCGATGGAGCGAAGAACCTACATCCGACGCCGGTATCCGTGCAGCCAGCGAAGGTCTGCTTGCCTGTCGCTGCGCCAACGCTCAACGCGAGGCCCATGCCGCCGATGATGTTCTGCGGGAGCGCCTCCGTCCGAAGGTACATCGACCCGTCCGAGATCATCCCGAAGGCAACGTCATAGTTGCCTGGCCCGCCGTTGACGATGATATCGACGGCGCTGCCGATCCGGTTGACGAGCGGGACGAGCGATCCGGCGAGGTTCTCCGTTGCGCTCCCGTCACTGCCTGAGAACGGGTTGAAGCGGTCGAGCTTGTCCCACAGGCCGATGGATTGGAGCGAACCGACGAGCGTGATGGCTGCCGCCTTCGCTGCCGCGCTGATCGTCCCGCCGTTGGCAACGATGCGCGACTCCCAATCCATCACGGCAGCGGTCGGGCTTCCCGCTGCCGGTCTGCGCTGGCTGGTGCTGATGCCAACACCGATCATTAGTGCAGCGCCACGATGCCGGTACAGGTGGTGCCGGTCGCATGGACGCGCACGGCGGCAACTGGCATCACGAAGCCCGAAGGGACGGCGGTGAAGTTGAGCACCGTCCCCTTGAGCGTGGTGACGCGCAGCGTCCCACCCGCGCCGATCCAGAGGGCGCGGGCGGGCAGGGCGAGGTCTGCCGCATCGTTCGGCGTTACCGCCGACCCGTCGATGACGGGGCCGTCACTGTTGGAAATGTTCCATACTGCGGGGAGTCCCATGACTACTCCGAGGGGGCCGGGGTGATGATATTGATGAAGACAGAAAGTTCACCAACCGTCTGGTTCTTGAACTTGGTAGTGCTCGGTCCGGTTCGGCGCATTCCGATGTCGGTGCTTGAGCCATAAGGTCCAACCGTGGCGGGGTCGTACCGTTCGTTGACGAGCTTCTCGACAGTGATCTGATCGATACTCGGGGTGAGGCTGGCATTCTCCGTCCACAGGTTCGCATAAACGCGAAGAGAAGAGGGGGTGCCGGGAAGAACCGCCGACGAAAGCGGGGCATCCACGAGATCGTCGCTGATGTTCCCATCAGTGTCGATATCAGCAAGATCCTTCGCCTCCCACTCTTCATTTACGACGTTCCAGCGATAGCAAGTATTGCCGCCGTCGAAACTGAAGAGGTAACGGAGCGAGCAGCCTTCGGGGGCGTCATCGATGATCGTGATTGCTTCGAGATTGGCGATGTTATCAAGGCTGATGTCGCCGGTCGCGTTCGTATTGATCTGGCAGTTCGTGTCGACAGGGTACTCGACATCATCCCCGCCCCCGCTCCCCTTCAGCTTCACCACACCGTCTGCGAATTCGATCTGCGTATTGTTGAACTCGAACTTGCCCGAATCTTCAGTGTCGAAATCGAGGCTGATGTCGGTCTGGCTCTCGTTGTCCACGAGCTTCGACGCCGTCACGAGCATCTTCTCATTGACGACAGAGGCATGCTCCTGCTCGAACTCCTCCCCAGCCGCGAGAATTATTGGCGACCCGGCGGGCTGTTCCCATACATCACCGCCAATCACTGGCTCAGGTTCAGGGACCTGTGCAACAACCTGTTGCGAAATCTGTTTGAAACGGGTCAGTCGCTCTTCCCCATTTCTGAACACAATCACCTTGTCATCATCATTGATCTGTGATGCCGGAAGACCAGGGATTCGGGAAATATCAGTCATGCGGTCCTCAGGATAGGTTGCTTCTTATCCCTCGCGTTTGTTAGAACGCGAGGGCAAAGGAGCAACCTATCATCAGACCGGATTATCGACCGGCTTTTGAGCGGCGTAGCTCATCGTGCCGCTGATGGTCAGGTCGGTCGCGGCGGAGGGCGTCACGACGATGCGGCAGTACCGCTTCGCGCCGATGTAGCCGTAGCGGGCGGTTTTGCTGACAGCATGAGTGCCAGTCGGCAGGATGACGTTAGCTGCCGCAGCAGCGGCGAAGGTGGAATTGTCATCCGATTCCTCGACGCTTACCGAGGTCGGTGCCGGGGCGGTCGCCCCATAGTGGACGTGGAAGGAGGCGGCATCGAAGCCCTGGGTGTCCAGGGAAGCCGAGGTCTGCGCCGTGGTCGCCCCAGCCTGGGTGGCGAGAAGGAGCTTGGCGAGGGTGATGTTGACGATCTCGCGGTTGGGCATTGGAAGATTCCCTTTGAGGGGTTGGGGTTGAAAACCGACCTCTTGCGGAGTCGGTGGGGAAGGGGAGTGAAAGAGCGGCGAGCGGGAGGGAGCCTTGCGACTCCCTCCCGCCCTACGATCAGACCGCGAACTCCAGCAGCTTGATGGCCTCGAAGTTCACCAGGTCGCCACCGACGCGCTTGGTGGTGTAGAACTCGATGAAGGGCTTGCTGCTGAACGGGTCGCGCAGCGTGCGGATGCCCACCCGATCAACGATCTGGTAGGCTTCGCGGAGGTTGCCGAAGCCGATGGCGAGCTTGCTGGTGTCGCCCAGCTGCGGCATGTCGTTGAACTCCGCGATGGGGTAGCCCAGCACAGACGAGGGCGCGGCGGCGAGGCCGGGCATCCACAGGTAGTTGCCCAGGTTGTCGCGCAGGCGGCGCACGCGGCCCACCGTCGAGCGGTGCATGAAGAACGCGGTGCCGGGCATCTCGCGGTAGCTGGTCTTGAGGGCGTACACCAGGTTGATGAGCGGGTCGCCCTGCGCCGGATCGCTGCCGCTCGCCGGGACGGGCGGGAAGTTGTCGGCGGTGCCGGTCTTGATCTTGCCGACCTGCTTGAGCGCGGTGAAGTTCAGCGAGGCGCTGTCGGCCACGACCGGGTAGGTCAGCAGGCCGCGAGGCTGGGTCACGCCGTTGCCGAGGATGAAGGCCAGGTTCTCCTTGCGGCTGATCTTGTCCCCGATCTTGCCCGCGAGCCAGGCTTCGACGTCCCATACTGCGTCGTCCAGCAGCTTCTGCGTGGCCTTCGGCTTGGCATAGACTTCGTGGGTGGCGATGCGCCACATGCCGATATTCGGCGTGGTGGTCTCGGGACGCGCACCGGCTTCCCCCACCCAGCCAGCGTCGGCCTCATCGGTGTCGGTCGGGCCTTCGAGGGCGTCGGTGCTGATGGTCTGCACGCTGGCGAACTGGCGGATGGGGCTGGTCTCGAAGATGCGCTTGATGATGCGCCCGCTCAGATCGGCGTTCACCAGGAAGCCGCCATCGGTGTCGGTGCCGACCTGCAGCGCCTTGCGCTCCAGCACGGCCAGGCCGTCATCGCGGCCCTTGCGGATGTAGTCGAGGAACGCCTTGCGGTGCGCGGTCTGGTCGGCGTTCTGCTCGCCGTCCTTGACCTCGCCGCCGTTGTGCCGCTTGAGCGCGGTCTTGACCTGGTCGATCTCGGCCTGCTTGGAGTCGATGGACTCGTTCAGCTTGGCGAGCTTCTCTTCGAGATCGGCCACCGACTTGCCCTCGGCCTTGGCCTTGAGCGCGGCGTCGTTGGTCTTCTTGAAGTTTTCCCAGTCGGCCTTGAGGCCATCGACCAGTTCCTTGAGTTCCATGGTGGGTTCCTTCGCCGCTTGGGCGATGATGGTGGATGATGGCCGTCAGCAGTCGGGCGATTCGCCCCGCAGCGCGGCACGCAGGCGCATGATCTCGCGGATCTCGTCTGTGGCGGTCTGCGGCAGATCGGTCGGGCGCAGCGCCTTGAAGCCGCCCGACAGGAGAGCGTCGGCCTGGGCCTTGAGCAGCCCGGCCTCGGTGAGCAGATCGCGCAGCGCGTCGATGGACGGCAGCCCGCCGTCGCTGCACAGGGCCTTGATGTGCGTGACCACGGCCTTTGGGTTCATCCCGTAGCCGACCACGCTGACCTCAAACAGATCGACGTCCTCCAGCGAGCGGATGCCCTTCTCCTGGTCGTAGCTCCACTTGCGGGTCGCATAGCCGATGGACAGGCCCTTCGGGCTGGTGCCGCGCAGGAGGTTGCACGCCTTGCGGCTCGCCTCGGTTTCCTGGTCGCCGGTCCACAGCTGGCCCTCGACGCGCAGGCCCTTGCCGTCCTCGGTCATGTCGAGCCAGTCGCCCACCGGCTCGCTGCGGTCGTGCATCCAATACATCGCGGGCAGCGTCCCGGCCTTGCCATGCTCGCGCAGGCTGCGTTCGAACGCTCCCTTGATGACCTTGTCCTTGCCGAGATCGACGTTGCCGAAGGTCGAGCCGTAGCCCTTGAAGCGGCCCGGCTTCTCGCCGTCCATCTTCAACTCAAGCAGGGGCGCAACCAACTGGTGCATGCACAACGGTAGCAGAATCATCCCTGGTCGCAACAATGTGCCTCATCGCGCCTCGTAAATAGGAACGCATCGGCAGTTTATGACTTCCTCCGGTGGACCATTCGGGTCGGATGGGAAGCGCAGTTGCGCCCCGCCGACCATGAAGGTGTCGTCCGCTTTGACGGTCTGACCATCGGCCTCGCGGTGCGTGTCTCGGGTGCGCTCGTCCTCGGTTGCGGTCCAGGTCTTGAACAAGGTGAGGCCGAGTTCTTCGCTCATCTGCTCGGCAGCATCGTTCTGCCCGACCATCATGGAGGCGGCTGTTTCGGTCCTGGCGATGGTCTGCGAGCGCGACGGCGACATGCCGCCGACATGCTGGCGGATCGTGCGGGCGATCTCGGCTGGCGACTTATCCTTGGCGAGTCCTTCTGTCACCACGCGGTTGATCCTGCGCCTGGTCGTGGCGGTGATGCTGACCACCTTCTCGGCGGCGTGTCGCTTGGCCCATGCGCGGATGCGCCTGGTCAGTTCGTCCTCGGTCGGCGCTCGCTTGCTCTCGGGGATGCCCAGGCCCTTCGCCACGGCATCACGCGCATGGACGACGCCTGCGGCTGCTGCGCGTGCGGCCATCTTTTCTAGCAACGGCTGCAGTCGCTTGCGGTGTCGCTCCATGCTTGGCTTCCAGTTCGGGAAGCTGGCCGCTGCCTCGTTGATTGCTTGATTGAACTCCCGGCGCAGGAGGCCCGCCGCTGTCCGCTCCTGCCGTGCCTGCACGCGATGGAACGCCCGCGCTCGCTTGAGTCGTTCGCTGCGGGTCATGTTCGTCCTCCATGGGTGTCAGGCAGCGGGCGCATGCGCCATCGCCGTTGTCGTGATGCCAGCCGCATGCGGGGCAGATCACTTGCGCTCCGGTGCGCTGCGCGGCTTGCGCTGGATGCGGACCTGGCGCGATTCGATCAGCGGCATCTGGTCCTCGGCCACCACGCATGACGCTACGATCTCGCCATTGACGCGGAAGTGGAGCATGCCGCCGCCACTCTCACGCCTGGCGAGACTGATTTCGACGGTGATGACCGGATCGGCTGCCATGGCTCACGCCTTTGGCTTCCGCACTCGCGGCAGCACCTTCGTCGGTTCTTGCTCTGGCGGATTCACCGGCTGCTTCTCCAGCGCGGTCATCAGCATCCGCACCGCTTCATCAGCGACGAGCGGGAAGCTGATCCGCACCAGGGCCTCGGCGGTGTCCTTGCTGATCTCGCCGGTCGCCACTCGCGCCACAATGTCGAGCAGCGCGGTGATCTGCGCTCCGTTGAGCGCGGTGGCCTGGACGCCGCCAGCGTCGGTCGTCTGGTCGCCGCTCAGTTCTTCCATCCCTGCGGCAGTCTCGTCCTCGCCTTCGCCGTCATCCATCGGCTCGTCCGACAGCGGGATCATGCCCGCGCTCACCAGGACTTGATCGCCAGCTGGATCGCTGATCGGCTCGTAACCGGTCGCCTTGCGCTTCTCGTTGGTCGTGAGCCACGGCGCGTTCTGCACGGCAGTCCAACGAGCAGCGCGGACGGATGCAAGCGCCGGGAGGTTTTCGATGTTGGCCTTGATGACCACGCCATCGCCATAGACCGGAGCCAGCCAGTTGTTCAGCCCGTCCAGCATCGCGTCGAGCAGCGGCAGGATGGTGTCCTGATAGAGCGCCTGCCGCGCCTCCTGCATGTTGCTGTAGGTGTTGTCGCCTGGGATGGCGAGGATCTGCGGTGCCACGCCGAAGGCCAAGGCGATCTCGCGGC